AAATATGTACACACTATTGATTATGTGAATAAGAACAAAGAAGATAGTGTAGAGCAAATTCGTTTCGGTTATGAGACTGAAGGTAACTTCTATGTTGAGGCTGGTGTAATTACTAATCATCTTGATAAAGGTGTTGGTGCTGAAATGGGATACTTTTACGAATTGGTTGATGGGTTTACATTTGACTTTAATTGGGAAGGTACCAAACGAGATAACTACAACGATGTGATTAATGAAAATGGTTCTGTATCAAACGTTGGTAGTAACAAAACATTTCATCAAGTTGAAATGCAATTCAAATATAACTTTTAAAGGAGAAAAATATGGATTGGTTAAAAGAAAGAGCAAAAGAACGTTCGTCACTTGACGGTGTAGCAATGGTAGCAGCTTGTGGTGCTGTTATTTTATTTGGTGACTTGGCACAACTCTTTGCGATGGCGGGTGTTGTATATGGTCTTTGCACTATCGTTAAAGGCGAGGGTTAGTGACAAATTATATCAAATACGATATAAGTAATCAATACTTTCCAGATCCAATTTTAGAGCACTTAACTGAATTGGAACTAGCATTAAAAAAATTTGCAACAAAAGAAGTATATGACGATTACGAAAAAGATGTTGAGATAGGAGATGAAAACCCATATTCGTTTTGGTCTCCTAACTCAAGACATGCCCTTATACCAGATAGCGAATTAATGAATTTAGCTATTCCAATAAAAAGATGTTTCCCTAGTTTACTATTTAGATGGAGTGGTAATTTTGTATATGGACCAGGAGACATGCAAAGTGAACACACTAACGCAAATGATTCAACAAATACCATGTATATAACATATGCAACAGGTAAATCAAAATTTTCATATAGGCATTCAATTGATAAAGAATTTATTGACACATATGATGTTGTTGATGGTATCACTTTAAGATCATTTAAAACAGGAACAGATCCATACGTGTTTCATAAAGTTAGCTGTGAATCTGGGTATAGAGTATCAATTGGAATTAGGTATATTAGGGAGGAAGAATGGAAGAAGAACCAGATTGGATCTTAATGGCTTTAATGATAGTAGTTGGTTATATTATAATCACACATGTTATATAACTAAAAGTTATATTCAATATAACAAAATATTCTAAAAATAATGCACAAAATGGTTTACATTACTCATTAGCTATGATATAATTATATTCTAAATTAATGAAACGAGACCTATATTATGAAAAAATCAATTTTGAATGCAATCAACAATGTTAAAACTCTTGATGAAATGGACGATATTATTGAGTTAATTAACTTAAAACAGAAGCAACTTCGTCGTGAAGCTAGTCGTAGTGCAAAGGCTTCATTGGATGTTGGTTCTAAAGTTAAGATTTCAACTCGTGATGATGTAGTGAATGGAGTCATTGTTGAAATTAGACGTACGAAGGCTGTTGTTACAATCCCTAATTTTAGAGGTCGTCCAAACGGTCGTTATACAGTTGGTCTTTCACAACTAAAAGCTGCTTAATTGAGTTTTCGGGTGGCAACGCTAGACAAGATAATGATGACTTCGCAACCATCAGCCACCCACCCCCCTTTAATTATTAAGAGTATTATATTATGAAAAAATCAAGAGTGTTTAATTTCCAATTTACAGGTTATGATGGTGATACTGAATCACATATGAGACTTGTTGAATTACGTAAAGCTGTTAAAGCTATCAATCGATTATCTAAAGATTCCTTTGAGGGTCGTGGTAAAAAAATGAGAGTTGAAGTTCGTGGTAGGTTGGGTAAATACAATCCTGCTTACGAAGAGTCATACAAAAATACTAGAAACGGCACAAGCTATATTCGTTTAGCTGACGCCACAAGATGGGACGTATACTTATATGAAAGATATCAAGACTAAAGAAACACAAGAAGTAGCTTATCCATCAGATAAGCCTTATGGTCATTCAATACTTGAAATGGCTACTGAAAATCCTGAGTTATGTATTTGTGGTGAGCCTTTAGAGAATACTGCAGAACATTATATTCATATGAGTCAAGGATATTAAAATGCCAATTGCACTTAGTACCGATGATTATGAATGTGTAGAACAATTTAGTACTTATGAGTCCTTATTGTTTCGTATTGAAGAACTTGATTCGACGTTACGAGCTCAAGGATTAAGATTAACACATGCTGAAACTGCATGCACTTGCGGAGTATACGAATTAGGATGGAATTCACGACCTTTACAATCCTCGTCATCTGTGTAGCAGGAGCTACGTGGACTGGTTATATGAAGGGCCTTAAAAACGGTTCTGAAGCAACACTCACAATTCTTGAAGAGAAAAAATTTATAAGGGTTCTTGAAAATGGAGATATTGAACCTTATAAATAGTTATTATAATTAACTTTACGAGGTTCATATGCGAAGCTTTAATTCTTTTCAACGATATTTAGACTCACCGCACATTATCACCGAAGGTGGAATGAAGCCTAGCGGTGAAGATCTATATAAAAGAAATAATAAAATCCAATTTATCACAAAAGCTCAATCAGGTGAGTTACTTGATATTGATGGAAATAAATTAACCGTCAAAGATAAAGATGCACTAAATGATTTAATTAAGCTTATAAGCGATGTAGATGATAATAGCGATTTAGATACAAGTTGGAGAAATCTACATAAATCTGCATTTGGAGTAGCACATTCTAAAGTTGATAAAATTGCTAATGGCTTTTCTACAGTAAGTGGTAAAAATCCTACAGGTGAAGATTGGGAATCAATTATTGCCGTAGCTGTAAATAAAATACAAGGTGGTAAATGGAATAATGGTCCCGAGTGGGAACGTGCCGAAAAGTTCTGGGGCGATTGGGAAACACAAGGCATGAAACTCGGCCAAGAGTTTGTTACTAAATTAAAAGTTAAAAAATTAGAACAGCTTGGTGCGTCAACATTACCTATCAGCAAAGATTGGAAGGGTACAAATAAAACACCTAAGACTGATCTTATTGACGGTAAAAGAAAAATATCTCTAAAGAAAGCAGGTGGCTCACAGTTATTATCTGCTGGTAAAATGGAAGCAATTTCCACTATAGAAGCTGCAATGAAAATGTATTCTATAGATCCTAAAGGTAAGGGTAGAGTATTATCATTAATTTCAGACTTAGAAAATAAAATGATTAAGTTAACTGAAAAGGGTACTGTTGGTTCTATAGAAAAATTAAGAGGACAGAAAAAATTATCTCCGGCCGATGCTAAGAAAATAGCAGAATTAGATCAAGGCCAAGAATATGCTCAAGAATTATCTAATAAGATTCAAGATATTTTTAATGAAGATGAATTAATGAAGCAATACTTTTGTTGGGAAGCAGCTACTGGTATTACAAAGTTTGGTGCTAAATCTGAAGGTGTTGCTAATGTGATTGTGACCTTAAAAGAGACTGGAACTATTACTGATATTTTAAAACTAGACTCACCTAGTAGTGCTGGTAAAGTATTAGCAGATGGTAATGATTTCTATATCTCATTTAAAAGCTCATCAGGCTCACCTCCATATCTAGCTCTTAGAAGTAAAAAAATTAAAATGAAAACTGAAAGTACTCAATCCACTTTTGCACAAATTATTCAAGAAGAATGTTCAAAGGAAGATATTGGATTACAGATGTTAAATGAAGGCATGCTTGAACAATTAGATGAATTTAAAATGCTGAAAAAGGTTGCCTCTAAAGCTAAAGAAATTGGTTCAGCCATAGGTAATGCTGCTAAAAAAATTATGGATGCAATACTTAAAAGAGTTAAAGCCGCATTCTCTTTTATAAAACGACAAGGTGCTAAAATGATTAATGTTATGTTGGCATTCTTTGGTTTTGATATTAGTAGCATTAAGGTAACAGGTGGTGGTAAATACCCCATAAAAATGTAAGGAATATTTATGGACACGTTTTTAGAGTACTATGACGATAAAAGTAACTTTGGTTTATACGAAGGTGTAAGAGTTCCATTGGAAAGCCCAATGATTGAAGAAAAAGAACCTGAGTTAAATTCACCAAAGCGAAGCTCAGGTAAAAAGAAATATGTTGTTTATGTTAAGAACCCTAAAACGGGTAACGTAAAAAAAATTGAGTTTGGTGATGAGAAGGGCGGACTCACTTCAAAGATTAATGATAGAGATGCTGCACGTAACTTTGCTTCTCGTCATAACTGTGATACTAAAACTGATAAAACAAAAGCAGGCTATTGGGCATGTCGTTTACCAAAGTATGCAAAAAACTTAGGATTGAAAGGTGGTGGAAGTTATTTCTGGTAACCCATACGTTGATGATGGGAATATAAGAACGTTTGATATTAAAAGACCTGCTACGGATTATGTGTGGCATCGTGATAAAGAAGATCGAACAATTAAATTATTAGAAGGTGAAGGTTGGCAATTACAAATACAAGATTGTTTGCCTTTCCTATTAAATTTAAATCAAGAGATTCGTATACCAAAAATGGTATACCATCGTCTTATAAAAGGTTATAACACTTTAAGGATAGAAATTAAATGAAATCATTAACAGGTTACCTATCAGAAGCAGCTGGTAAGAATACACATATGACTCATATTGAAGATTTAGTTCTTGATGGTGGTGTCAAAGGAGAAAGGCAAGCAATTAATGCATTACGTTCTTTGCGTGATATGTTATCAGGTAATACTCAAAGTTCGACTGATGTGACAGTTAAATGGGACGGGGCCCCTGCAGTATTTGCTGGAGAAGATCCAGAGACTGGTGAGTTCTTTGTTGCGAAGAAGGGTGTATTCAATAAAAACCCTATGACATATAAAAGTCATGCTGATATAGATGCAGATACTTCTGGTGATTTAAATAAAAAATTAAAAATGGCATTTGATAACCTAAAGGATGTTGGCATCAAAGGTGTTATCCAAGGCGACTTCATGTTTGATAAAGCTGATCTTAAAACAGAAAAAATTGATGGTGTAACATACGTAACCTTCCACCCAAACGCCATCGTATACGCAGTACCAAAGGGTAGTGCAATGGAGAAAGAAATCTCTAAAGCTGAGATTGGTATTGTATGGCATACAAAATATGAAGGTGCAACCTTTGAAACAATGAGAGCAGAGTTTGGCCGAGAGATTGCAACAAAGCTAAGATCAACAAGTAAGGTATGGGCTGTTGATGCTAACCTACCAGATTTATCAGGTACTGCTAATTTTACGGCAGACGAAACTGCAGAGGTAACAAAACATTTATCAGCTGCAGGAAAAACTTTTAGAGAAATTTCTAGTAGTATATTAAAAGATATAGAAACAAATAAAGAACTTAATTTAATTATTAATATATACAATAATCAAAAAGTAAGAGCAAATGAACGCATTACTAATACAGATCAACACGCAAAAGGTTTAGTTAACTTTGTTAGACAACGCTATATGAGAGAGATTGATAAATTAAAATCTGATAAAGGTAAACAAAGGAAAACTGCTCAAAGAGATAACATATTAAGTTTTTTTAATAGAGGTAATGTAAAAAACTTAAAAAAAGTGTTTGATTTACAAAATAATATAGTAGATGCAAAATTAATTATTATAAATAAACTAAACAGTCTATCAAACATTAATACGTTTGTTAAGACTAAATCCGGATTTAAAGTGTCCAGTCCTGAGGGCTTTGTCGCTATAGATCGTATGGAAGGTGGAGCTGTTAAATTAGTTGATCGATTGGAATTTTCGTACAACAATTTCAGTAAAGATATTATTAAGGGTTGGGACTCACCTAGTCGCTAATCTTTAGATGGGAACCAAGGAATATGAAATCTTTCAAAGAATTTGAAGAGGCTATGACTGCTGCACAACGGCAGAAAGCTAAAGCAACATTTCGCAAGAATAAAGCAAAGATAATGCTAGGCCGTAAAAAGGCTGCAAAGAAACTTGCATCAAAAGAAAAATTACAAGGTAAAGCTGAAAAGCAAGCCCGTACACTCCTTATTAAAAAAATGACAAAAGGTAAAGGTAAAGATGAGTTATCCTTTGCACAGCGAGCAGCTATAGAGAAAAAATTAGATAAAAAGAAAGGTGCAATTAAGAAGATTGCTAAAAAGTTATTACCTAAAATAAAAGCAGCCGATCGCGAAAAGTTAAAAAATAAGGATAATGAATAATGGCCTATACTCCTAAAAGTTTTAGTGAATATCTTTCAGAAGATACGGGTGAAATTACATTTGTATTTGGAAGATTTAACCCTCCAACAAATGGCCATGAAAAGGTATTTGATGCTCTAAAGAAACAGGCAGGTGCCGGTGGGACATTTAGAATATATGCCTCACAATCAAATGATCCTAAAAAAAATCCCCTCAAGTTTAAAGATAAAATAAAATTCCTTCGTAAAATGTTTCCTAAGTATGCACGAAGCATAATGGCTGATTCTGATATTCGTACAGTATTTGATATTGTGGTTCGTTTGTATGATCAAGGTTATACAAAAGTCAATATGGTTGTTGGTGAAGATCGTTTAAATGAATTTGATACCTTATTAAATAAGTATAATGGGAAAGAAGGCCGTCATGGCTTTTATCAATTTAAAGGTGGTGTAAAAGTAATAAGCGCAGGCGAAAGAGATCCTGATTCAGATGATGTATCAGGTATGAGTGCTTCTAAGTTAAGAGCTGCAGCTGATGCGAATGATTATACAGCATTCAGTAAGGGTATGCCTTCTACCTATAAAGGTGGTAAAGAATTATTTAATGCTATTCGTAAAGGTATGGGTCTTAAAGAGTCTCATAACCATCGTAAGCATATAAAACTAGAAACAGTATCAGAAGAAAGAGAAGAGTATATTAATGGTGATTTATTCAAAGAAGGCGATACCGTTGTAGTTAAAGAATCAAGTGATGTTGGCACAATTACAATGACTGGTTCTAATTATGTATTAGTTGAATTTTCAGATGGCAAAAAGAAACGTTGTTGGTTAGATTCTGTTGAAAAGCTTGAAGAAAAAATGACAGTTGACGATAAAAGAAATAAAAGTGGTTATTATAAAGATGATTCAAAGGATGGTAAATTATCAAAATCAACTTCAGCAAAAAGACACGCACAATTTGCTAAACAGTCAAAGATGGATGATGATAATCCTGCAGCCTATAAGCTAGCACCTGGCGATGCTACAGGTAAGACTAAGCCATCTAAACATACTAAAAAGTTTAAGCAAATGTTTGGTGAAGAAGATCTCGAAGAAAAGAAAATTGCAGGTCTTGTTACGAAAGCAGAAAAATCTGGCATGCCATACGGTATACTTAAAAAGGTATATGACCGCGGAATGGCTGCATGGAGAACTGGTCACCGTCCTGGTACTACTCCACAACAATGGGCATTCGCAAGAGTAAATTCATTCGTTACCAAATCATCAGGAACATGGGGCAAAGCTGATAAAGATTTAGCTGCTAAGGTTCGTGGTGAATCATACGAGATTGGTACAGATGAATATACCAAACACACAAAAGAAATGACTCCTGGTCAAGTCGATGAAATGGGAGCATTATCTTCTATTGGTTTTGATGATCTTGATCGCTTTATCGATAGAACATTAAAGAAGCCTATCTATAAAAAGGCTGTAAGATACTATTTGGATCAACGCAAAAAATCATCAGGTGATACTGATAATGCCCAAAAGATTATGAAAAAGACAGCCAAGGTTGTTGGATTGGATTATAAAAACTTAAATAAAACTTTTCATGATATGATTAAGAAAGGTTTACTACCTAAACATTTAGCATTCGAAGATACCAAAGTATCATTCAAAGATTATCTTAAGGACGATAAAAATGAAGAAATTTAAATCACTAAGAGAAAAGAAACTTAAAGCTACTGATTACGATGCTAATACAGTAAAATCTAAATCAGGCGGATGGTTACCTAAGATAACAGCTAAAGGTAACTATGATGTCTTATACACTGGAGAAGCTGCTTTTAAATCTGAAAAGATTGCAAAGGCTGCTGCTGAAGCGTATCTTACTGGATATGCTTTAGGTGGTAAGAAAAGTGCAGACAAAATGATGAATGCACACATTAAGAATAACAAAAAGAATTTAGTTGATCCTAGTGTTTTAGATTTTATGGAAGATGTAAATGAGGATTATACTTCACTTCTTAGTGTAGAAATAAACGAAGGCCTTACTGGAGATTTAAAGAAAGCCGAAGATGCGATGGGTGGTTCAAAGACTAAAGAACAAGGCATTCAATTTGTAATGGACACTATGAAAGTTAATAAAAAGAAAGCAACTCAACTAGTTGATAGAATTCTTAAAATGAAAGGCAGTCAAAAGGGTAAAGTTACATTTAAAGAAGCCAATATGTCTGATGTTAAAAAGCAATTAGGTAAAGTAAAAGGTTTATCAAAAGATGCATATGACCAATTAATCACTTTACCAATGCCAGTCTTAACGACTATGGTTAATCAATTAAGTGGTATAGTTTCTAGTACTCAAGTTGAATCAGTAAATGAAAATCAAGTAATGAATGCTCAGTTTAAAGTAGGTGATATGCCTAATAGCGATTTAAATGTTGCTATAGAAAAGTTAAAACGTGCTAAGAAAAAAGCTGAAGGAAATAAATCTAAAGTTTCTGATCCCGTTTTAGTTAAGTCTCTTGAAGATGTAATGTCTACGGTAGATAAAACAATTAAAGATGCTGAAAAAGCAGAAGCTTCTGCATCTAAATTAATTGCAAAAGTTGCGCCATCTATTAAGAGAACATTCGAGCTTTTAAGTAGAAAAAAATATTTAGTAGCTTCTACTGAAGTTGAAGGTGATACGGTTGAAGAAGCTATGGGAGCATTCCCACAAGTAGGTAGTAAGTTTGCACTCAAGAAAAAACATGTTAAAATGATTCAAGATATTATTAAGAGCAAAGGTAATGCCGCAGTCTCTCATATAGAAACTAAAATGGGTTATTCAAAAAGTGCAGCTGAAGATTTAATTGCCCTTGCTCAAGGTCGTGCAATATACGGTAAAAAACTTGGTATGACTGGTAGTGGTGTTGTTGAATCATTAAAAGAACAATTGGGTTTGGAAGAAGCTTTTAATATTGATAAAGGCACTAATGTAAAAATGAAAGCTGGTAGTGATAAAGATCTATATGGTAAAGTGATTAAACAAATTAAAGTGAACGGTAAGCCTGGTGTTACTGTACAGTGGAAAAATGGTGTAAAGGGAAATTTTAGAATGGACCAATTTGCAGCTGTAAGTATGGACAGAAAAGCAGATTATCAAGTACAAGATGATGGTGTAAGATTTTAATGATTAACTTTAAAGATTTTTTATCAGAAGGTGAAGGTAAACATAAAGGCGAAGGCTATGAAGCTGGATTTAAACGTCGTGTTGTAAAAACTACTAAGCCTGAACATAAAGAGAAAGGTCTTAATTGGAGAATCAAAGGTAAAGAAAGACCTGAGGTTACAATTAAGCTATATAAAAGTAAACCTGATTTTGCCGAATTTAAAAAGCAAATGAAAAGAGTAGCAGGGCATGAATTCGGTGGATAAGTTTAAAGATTTTATAGATGAGGGTGTGAATGATCCCGGAATCTTTAAAGCTATCTA